CCCGCAAAGTCACCATCATCAGCGGCCAAAACCTTGCCCGCGGCAGCATGCTGGGCAAGATCACCGCCAGCGGCAAATACAACCTGTCCTTGTCCGGCGCATCAGACGGCAGCCAAACCCCCGACCTCATCCTGGCCGAGCCCGCTGATGCCAGCGCAGGCGACGTCACCGCCCTGGCCTATGCCCGTGGCGACTTCATCAGCAACGCCCTCACCCTGGGTGCCAGCCACACCGTGGCCAGCATCACCGAAGGCCTGCGCGCCAAAGGCATCACCCTGATGGTTGCCATCGCCTAAAGCCACCGGCAGCACCCACACCACCTAAACAGAAAGCACCCACACCATGGACATTTTCACCACCGCCGTCTTGACCCACGTTGTTGCCAAACTGCCGCAACCCGCGCCCTTCATCCTCAACAGCTTTTTTCGCAACATCCAGACCGAGACCAGCGAAGAAATCCACTTTGACGTCGATACGGGCCGGCGTCGCCTGAGCCCCTTCGTCGCCCCCATCGTGGCTGGCCAGGTCGTGCTTGACAAAGGCTACATCACCAAAACGTTTGCACCGGCCTACATCAAAGACAAACGCGTCTTTGACGCCAACCGACCCTTCAAGCGCCTCATTGGCGAGCAAATTGGCGGCACCTTGGCCCCGGCGCAGCGCCTGGAGGCCGCCCTGGCCAGCAACCTGGTTGACCAGATCGACATGCTCACCCGCCGCCAGGAAGTCATGGCCATCGAGACCCTGCGCACCGGAGCCATCACCATCACCGGCGACCTGTACCCCACTGCCAGCCTCAACTTTGGCCGCGACGCCGCCCTCACCATCGCGCTCAGCGGTGCCACCGCCTGGGGCGCAGCCGGCGTGGAGCCGCTTGACGACGTGCAAGTGTGGTCTATGCTGGTCACAGAAAAATCAGGCAGCGCCGCCAACACCCTGGTCATGGACGTCGAAGCCTGGAAACACTTCAGTGCCAGCACCAAGGTGCAAAAGCTGCTCGACCGCTTCCGCGGTGCCGACCAGCTCAACGCCACCGTCACCGGCGAAGGCGCACGCTACATGGGCAACATCGGCACCTTTGACATCTTTGTCTACGCTGGCTGGTACGAGCACCCCACCACTGGCGCACTCACCCCCTACCTGCCTGCCAAAACTGTGCTGATCATGGGGCCAGACCTCGAAGGCACCCGCGCCTACGGTGCCATCCGCGACGAAGCCGCCGGCTTCCAGGCCATTCCCTACTTTGCCAAGAGCTGGCTTGAGCAAGACCCCGCCGTGCGCTACCTCATGCTGCAAAGCGCCCCGCTCACGGTACCTTACCGCGTCAACGCCAGCGCCTGCGCCACTGTCGGCTAAAGCCCACCTGTCGTAGTCACCAAGCACCATGCCAGCCATCCCCCTGCCCATCTTTGCCCAAGCCATAGCCGACATGAACACCGCCCTGGTGCCCATGCTGGCCAACGTCGTGGCAAAAATCGACGGGGTATCTGTGCCGGCCATGTTTGCCAACGCCTACGCCAGCGCCGCCTTTGACCAAATCGCCCTTGATGCCAGCCGCCCCACACTCACCGTGCTAACTGCCAACACCCCGGCCAACCCGGCAGGCACTGACGTCACCGTCAACGCCGTTGACTACATCGTGCGCAGCGCCGAACCCGACGGACTCGGCCCCACCGGCCTCACCCGCCTGGTGCTGGAACAACTCTACGCCACCGAGCCCGCTTAAACCATGGCCACCTCCATCCGCGAGCAAATCCTTCAAGCCATCGGCAACACCCTGGCCGCAGTAGCCAGCGCCCACGCTGCCACCTACCTGCGCAGCCCCACCGCGCCACTCACGCCAGAGCAAACCCCCGCCCTGCTACTGCTGCCAGAAAGCGACACGATCGAAAACCGGACCGAGGAACGCGTGCAACGCAAGCTCACCATCAGCATCGTAGCCGTTGCCCGCCAGGCCGGCACCACTGGCCAGCCGGCAGACCAAGCTGCCGACACCCTGCTGGTAGCAGCTCACGCGGCCCTGTTCCCCAAGCCCCCGCTCTCAACCCTATGGTCACGCATCGACCCCGCAGACACTGACTGGCACTCTGAGTCAATGAACGTCAGCGCAAGCTGGCAGCCCGCCAGGTATGTCATCACCTACCTGACAAAACGCCACGACATCGCCACCAAAGGCTAAACCCAAAACCCCCCCTGAAAGCCCACCATGACTGACACCGTCTATTACCCCTACCTCGGCAGCGGCAAAATCTACGCCCGCATTGCAGGCGCTACAGCGGCCGGCCTGCTCTACCTCGGCAACGCCAGCAAGCTGGAAATTGCCGTCAAAGAAGACAAGCAAAAACTCAAAGACTACACCAAGCCCGGCGGCGGCACCTATGCCAGCGTCAGCCGCATCAGCGAAGCCACCCTGGGCATGACCCTCAACGACCTCAACAAAACCAACGTCGCCCGCGCCGTCTTTGGCACCGAAACATCGGCTGCAGGCGCCACCGTGACAGATGAGGCCGTCACCGCCTACAAACTGGCCCTCATCCCATTGGCGCACCCCAACCCCACCGCCGTCAGCGTCAAAGACAGCGCCACCGGCCTGATCACCTATGTCGCCAACACCGACTACGAAGTGCGCGCCGGCGGCATCTACATCATCGGCACTGGTGCCATCACAGAAGCGCAAGCCCTAAAAGTCAGCTACACCTACGCCGCCTATGACAAGGTAGAGGCCATGACCAGCAGCGCCATCCTGCTTGAGCTCCACTTTGAAGGCTTGAACGAAGCCAACAGCGGCAAGCCCGTCATTGTTGACATCTACAAAGCCCAGCTCTCGCCAACCAAGGCGCTGAGCCTGCTGGGTGACAAGTTTGCCGACCTTGAAGTCGAAGCCGAAATACTGGCCGACACCAGCAAAACAGGCGCTGGTATCAGCCAATACTTCCGCGTCAAGCTGGCCTAACCAAACGCAAACGCATCAGGGCAGGGTAACCGGGCCCTGGTCCCACTTGCCGGTTACCAGTCCCCACGCGTAAACCGCCACCAGCAGCAGCAAGCCGGCCAGGCACAGCCCGCCCGCCCACAGCAGCGCAGGCCAAAACACCAGCCCGGCGACCAAGCAAAACGCCGCCACCAGCCAAAGCAATGCAAGCAAAATCATCATGAGTGACAACCTCGTTGAGATCAAAGTTAAAGCCAGTGTAGAGGGCACGCCTGACATCAACAAAGTCACCCAGGCGCTGGATGAAATCGCTCCCGCCGGCGCAGGCGCTGCCGCAGGCACAAACAAAGTCACTCAAGCCCTGGGCGACATCGCCCCAGCCGGTGCTGCTGCCCAAGCCAGCACGCAAAAAGCCGCCGCCGGGTTTGACGACATGGGCACAGCCGCCCTCAAAATCAACAACATTGTCCAGCTCGTCGGCAACATGGCCAGCGCCCTGGGTGGCGTACCCGCTGAAGTCCTTAAAACCGCCGACGCCTACAACAACCTGCAAGCCAAAATCAAGCTGGTAACCGGCGAAGGCCCAGCCTTTACCGCCGCCTTTGAAGGCATCAAAGCCATTGCCCAAAGCACCAGCAGCAGCCTGGAGGCCACCGGCACCCTGTTTGCCAAAATAGCCGAAGCCGGCAAACAAATGGGAGTCGGCCAGGCCGAAGCCCTCAAACTCACCGAGACCATCAACCAGGCAGTGCAACTCAGCGGGGCCAGCGCTGCCGCCAGCGATGCCGCCATCACCCAACTCATCCAGGGCCTGCAAGGCGGCGTGTTACGTGGCGACGAATTCAACAGCGTCATGGAGCAAGCCCCGCGCCTCTCGCAAGCCATGGCCGACGGCCTCGGTGTCACCACCGGCCAGTTGCGAAAAATGGCCGAAGACGGCAAATTGACCAGCGACGTGCTCATCAACGCCCTGAAAGACCAGGCCACCACCGTTGGCAGCGAATTTGACAAACTTCCCCCCACCGTTGGCCGGGCGCTGGCCCCACTGGCTTTGTCGGTTTCGCCGACATAGACGGTCCAACTGTTGCCGAGTTGGGTCAGCGCCCGGCCAACGGTGGG